AAACTCAAAAGACAGTCTTTACGAAGCTATCACACTGTTAAATAATTAACAATCACTAAACTACTTGCTTTATCACTTTTAATCTAGTACACTTTGTTTATACAAAGGAGAAAGCATGACAGATTACATAGACAGAATGATTGAGCAAACTAAAAAAGAAGATGCTCTAAGAGATAAGGGAGTAATTATTTTAAATGATTACAGGTCAGAAAAAGCAAGAATAAAAGCAAGAATAGAAACAAGGAGAAAACAATGAAAGACTATAAAAACTGGATTATTTTATTTTTGTTATCACTACTAATTGCTATTATCTCGAACTTAGAGATTTACTTGGTGTAGGAGAAGAAGATGGAAACATTACGTGAGCAGTTAAAAGAGCTAGAAGAAAAAGCTGAAAAGATAGGTTTAATGAAAAACGAAAGATTGGGTAGAGGTTGGATTATGCCATATACCCCTGAAAAAGAATTAATTGAATTAGGTTCACGCTATGACGCAAGAATCAAAAAACTTATGGAAATAGGAGCAGAAAAAAACATATATCCAGAATATTTAGAACGTTGGGCAGAAAATAAATACAATGAAATAGATTGGGATGAACAAACTATGCTTCTTTTTAAAGAACAAACAAATCTTTATTATGAAATAACAGCATTAGAAAAAAAAATAGAAAAAGAAGAAGATGAAAAAGATAACCTCAGACAAACTTAACCAAAGCATCAAACAAGTAACCTGGACTAATAGCAAGTGAACTACAAGCTAAGATGTTGCTTGATACCAGCTTTGATCCTTTGGCTAAGAATGATAAGCAGACACCAACGACAGATTATGTCTTTGCTAAATATCAACAACAGTTGGAGATGAATAACAGAAAGACCATTCAAGAGTATGTGCGCTTGTACGAGAAAGACATCAAGCCTAGCTTTGGTCATCTACCAATAGATGCAATCAGCAGAGGAGATGTTAAGTCTTGGTTTGACGAACTCAGTTTAAGATCTAAATATACTGCCAATCGTTGTTTGACTATTTTAAAGACTGTCTTTGAGATTGCGATTGATTACGAATACCTGGAAACCAATCCAGCTAGCAGAATTAAGAAGCACGCAGAGGTAAAGCGAGAAAGATTTTATTCGCCAGAAGAAAAAATTTTAATCTTCCAAGAATTATTTAGGAGATTGGAAGAAGATAACTCTTTGTTACATTCAGTTAGTTTTATTTTGGTTTTGATATTTTCGGGCGCACGTAAATCCGAGCTTGCTTCTGCTACATGGGATGACTGGCATGGCGATTATATTGAACTAAAAGAACATAAAACCGATAGAGATGGTAAAACCAGAAAAATTTGGTTGAATTCTCAAAGTCGGAGCGTCATACAGACTCTACAAGGCGAGAAAAAGAAGAAAACGATATTTGGTATCAAAAACCCTAAAAGGCTTTGGAACAGCGTGAAATTAGCTTGTAAGGAATTTGCACCAAACATAGACAAAATTAGACTTCATGATCTCCGTCATTCTTTCGGGACAGTTGCAAATAGCGCAAGTGTAGATTTTTTACAGACTGGTGAGCTTATGGGCCATCAATCACTTAGTATGATGAAGCGTTATCAACATATTGAGGATAAAACGAGTAGAGAAAACATAGAGAAAATCGGAGATGAAATTCTCTCTGAAATTCGACTTCCTAAGACTTTCCAATAACGAAAATCTGTTTAGCCTTTTCAAAAGAAATATTATGATCATCAGCCAAAAAAGTAAGTTTTTGACGAGGGAAGGCATCTTTGTTTTGTATTGCCTGCATCACTATCTTTTTCTTCGTTAAAGTATCGTATGAATTCCAAGAACTTATCTGTTTCAAATTTCTTCCACAAATGCAAGTATCTTGTAAACCATAGGTTGTTGAACATATTGAGATACATGGAGAGTCCTCTAATGAAGTGGACAAACCATCCATCTTTAGTTGGTCACGAAAACACATTCTTTGCTCTTTCATATAATTTATGTTTTAATTATATCACTTGGAAGGAAAATTTAACAAATAAGAAAAATTATGAATGACGATAAGAAATTTATTACGGCTAAAGAATTAGCTAATCGTTGGAAAAGGAGTCCACGCACATTAGCCAATCAACGCCTAGCTGGTGTTGGTTGCCCTTACTACAAAATATCTGGCAAGGTTTTGTATGATCTTGAAGATGTAGAGAACATGGAGAAAAGTAACTTTGTTAGCCGTAGCAACTAAAGAATTTATAAAAGATAGTATGCCTTCTAAGCACGCTAAGTATTCTCCCTCAAGCGCAGAGCGTTGGTTTGCGTGTCCTGGTTCAATAAAACTTTCCGAAGGTGTCGAAAGAGAACCTGTTGGCAGACCTGCGCTCGTTGGTACTTTCATACATAACATGGCAGAAATGCTTATGAAAGGACACTTAGAAGGCATCACGCTAGAAGATTATTGGCTTGGTAAAAGCGAAACTGTTGAAGATGTAAAAATTTATGCCGACCAAGATATGATTGATTGTGCAAAGTTTTATGTGGATTACATAGAAGGCAGAGCTAAAGAATTAAATGCCAAGCCTTTGATTGAAGAACAAGTAAGCATTGAAGAAATAAATCCTGAGTGTTGGGGTACAAGTGATGCGATTATCTTCAATAAAGAAGTAATCGAAGTAGTTGATTTAAAGACAGGTAAGTGGCCTGTTAGTCCTGAGAATAATTTACAAATGTCTATTTATGCACTAGGCGCATTAGCTCGTTATGGTAATGAGGATATGAAAGTAATAATGACGATAGTGCAACCGAGATCTAAACAAAGCGTTCGTTCGTGGGAAACTACTGCCGAATACTTGGTAGATTGGGGTTTTTCAGAATTAAAAACTGCTTTGGATAATTGCGAAGCAGATGAACCGAATTACGTTTTTGGCGAACAATGTAGATTTTGTCCAGCCAAAAGGGTATGTGAAACTTATAAACTTAACGGAGAAATCTATGACTGAAGAAGTACAAAGTCCTACGCTTACGTTAGACGGCAAGGATTATCTTGAAGCTGATTTAAGCAAGGAGCAAATGGAACTCTTAAATACTGTGAAATTTTTAGAACCACAGATTCAAGAGTTGAATAATAAACTGTATGTTCTCAACGATCACAAAGCTAGATTGATTAATGATTTAAAACAATCTTTGGATGGTGGTGTTGAAGAAGCAACAATTATTGAAACAAAGGAGATAAAAGATGAGTCTAGCTAATATAAGAAAGAAAGCAAAACAGAAACCACCAAGAATAGTTCTTTATGGTGGTGCTGGTATCGGTAAAACTTTTTTTGCAGCGAGTATGAATAAACCAATATTTGTACTTACCGAAGATGGGATGGGTAAGATTGAAGCCGACCATTTTCCATTGGCAGAAAGTTTTGAAGATGTGCTTAAAAATTTACAATCGTTGATTGATAACAATAACGATTATAAAACGCTTGTAGTAGATAGTTTGGATTGGTTAGAGCCTTTGATTTGGGATAAGGCTTGTCAAGATAATAATTGGAAATCAATAGAGCAACCTGGTTATGGTAAAGGTTATGTTGAAGTTCTTAAATATTGGCGTGAATACATAAAACTTCTTAATGAATTAAGAGAAAAAGGCTATACGATTATGCAAATAGCACACAATCAGATAAAGCGTTTTGAATCGCCAGAGATAGAAGCCTATGATCGCCATGAATTAAAGCTACACAGAAAGACAGCAGACTTAATTCTTGAACACAGCGATTGCTGTTTCTTTGCAAACTTTAAACTTGGCACAGTTCAAGTAAAAGGTAAAGGTGGCAACATGACGACAAAAGCTGTTAGTGGTGAGAGGGTAATCTATACAGTAGAAAAGCCTGCTTACTTGGCTAAAAATAGATATGCGCTCCCAGAATCGCTTGAGTTTGTTTGGGAAACTGTGCGTGCCGAGATGTTGAAATAATGGATAACGAAATAATTTACTGTGATGAGTGTGAGTCAGAAGCTATTTATAAAGCAAATGGTTTGTTCTTATGCACAGTTTGTTTAACTAAAAATAATAAAGAGGTAAGAAATGGATCTTGAACAATATGGTGGCTTAGAAGTAAGCCAAGAAGATGAACAAATAGCACCTGGCAAATATGTCATGCAATATTTAGAAGAAACAGAAATCAGAAATGATAGCGGTTGGATAGGGTGTCGTATGACTTTTCAGATACAAGGCCCTAAACATCAAGGTCGTTTGGTTTCTGGTTTATTTACAGTTGCTAATCCGAATTCGCCAAAGTCGGTAGAGATTGGTAAAACAGAACTATCAGCGCTTGCTAGCAGTTGTGGTTTAACTGAACTTAAAAATACTGAGCAACTTAAAGGTATTAGGTTCAATGGTGTTGTCAAAATTAATGACAATAACTATGCAGAACTTGATCCTGCTTATGGAAAAAACTTTAGTAGAGCCGAGCAAGGCGAATCAATTCTTCCCAAAGAAGAAGTAGCTGAAGCAAAGCCAATAGAGGTTGATCCTTTAGACAGCGAAGAAATCCCTTTTTAGATGAAGAAAACTAGCTTGTGCAAGGTCTGTAATAGACCTGCACAGGGGTTTCTTTACAAACATAATGATGTTTATTATGGTAGTTGCTCAATGGAGCATTTAGAGAGAATAAAGGAGAGAATTGAAAAAGGAGAAAAACTAGCGAGAAAAACTTATACCAATAGTCTTGGTGTGCAATACGCTCGTAAGCAATCCAAAGAAAAATACTTAGAGATTGCAAAACAGACTGGTAGCTTTGAGCTACACAAATGGTCTAACGAACAAAGAGATTCTTTTTTCAATACAATAATTTTAAATTACTTGGATTTTGAATCCGAGCTAGGTAACGATAATGGATCTGACTAAATTTTATGAGAATGGTTTAGTATTAGACAAAGAATTACATTTTGGCAGTGGCAAAGATATTTCTGATGCCATTAACCAAATGAATGACGATGGTTTAGCAGTTAGTTTTATAGATACATCTGGAGAAGTTATCAGATGTATGGTCAAAGCAAGTGCGATTACAAGGCCTGATAAGAGTAATGAAAAGTCTGGGTGGTATGTCTATAACGAGAATAACAATTACATCAATATTACTTATGGCAACTGGCGTACAGGCGAACAAAAGAAATGGTCAAACACCGATATAAATAAACTTTCTTTACGAGAGCAAAACGAATTAAAAGCCATTGTTCAAGACAACATAGAAAGGCAGAAAAAAGAAAGAAAAATAAGGCAAGACGAAATAGCTAAAGACTGTCAAGCAAGATTTAAAAACGGAATAGACTGCGTTGGTCACAAATACCTCGAAGATAAAAAAATTAAAAATTATGGGTTGAAAACAATAAGAGATTCCCTTGTTGTTCCCTTATATTCTACAACCAATGTCAAGCCTGAGATTAGGTCGTTGCAATACATAGATAAGAAGGGCGAGAAAAGATTTGTCAGCGCAAGTGAAGTCAAAGGTAGTGTTCACATTGTTGGGTTTAGTTGGTCAGAGTGGCAAGACCTAGATCAAGTCTTAGTTGTTGAAGGGATAGCTACAGCATACTCAGTATTTGAAGCAACGAATTTACCAGTCGTTTGCGTATTTTCAGCGAACTTTGGTCTTACAGCTTTGACTAATTTAAGAAAGCTAACTAAAGCAAAATTCTTAATTTGCTTTGATAACGACAGCAATCAAGTTGGACAAAAGAAAGCAGAAGAAATTACGTCAGCAATCAATAATACAGTTGTTAGATTGCCTTCCATTGTTGGCGACTTTAACGACTTACACCAAGAGCAAGGCTTGGATGTTGTTAGAAATGAAATCTTAGATCGTGGTTTGCCCTTAAAACAATTCAATATCAAGTTTCTGAAAGGCGAGATACCAAAAAGAGAATGGTTGGTAGAAAATTTTATTGAGCTTGGCAAACCAGGAATCATGGCAAGTATTGGTGGCATAGGTAAATCCATGTTGGCATTAGATTTATGCCTAAAAGTTGCTCATGGCTCTGGTTCTTGGTTAGGCAATCCGATTGTGAGTTCTGGTAGTGCAGTTTATTTAAGTGCGGAAGATGATGCTCAAGAATTGCATAGACGAGTAGATTCATTGGATAAAGAAGGAAAAAGGTTTGAAGGTTTAAACGAAGTCTATGCTTTGCCGATTCCTAGTATGAAAGAAAGATTAATTGTCTTAGGCGATACCAGTTCACAAGGTTTGCACACAACAAGTCAAGGCGATGAATTGATTACTGCTTTAGAAAGCATAGATAATTTAAAATTGGTGGTCATTGATCCAGTACAAAGTTTTGTGAGTGCCAGTATCAGTAGTTCTAATGAAGCTGGGCAGATGTATGCGAGTTTTTGTGCGAGTATTTCCGCAAGATTGGGTGCAACCACACTTTCGATTCATCACATGAGCAAAGCTGGTTTGGTTTCTACCGAAGATAATATGACAGCAAGAGCAAGTATTCGTGGCGCAAGTTCGCTCGTTGATGCACACAGATTCGCATTAGCGTTGTATTTGAGTTCGGAAGAAGAAGCAGAGCGTTTGTGTTTGCAAAATGGCGTAGAATTTGACAGAACCAGAGTTGTGAGAGCAAGTATGGTTAAGTCAAATAGTGAAATAGATTATTCGGTCAAGACTTTGTTTAGAAAAGATGTTGTGCTTGAGCCGATAGAGGATATAAAAAGTAATATAAACTGGGATTAAGATGAAAAAAGAAGAATACGATCCAAACGATTTATCCATAAAGAACGCTTATGCTACTCGTTGGATTTGGTATCACACATTGTTAGGTTTATTACTACTAATGAGCAACATACTTTTAATTTCTATTTTGACAATCCTGGCGGTTAAGTTATGAGCTTTATCAGAAGAAGAAAGAAAAAGAATCGTAAGGCGGAGAAAGAATATAACGAGTCGCTCTGGAAAGCGTATCCCAAGAAAAAGGAGAAAGATGAGCAAGATTAATCCAGAACATTATAAGTTTGGCGGTGTTGAGTGTATTGATGCTATCAAAAGCAGTCTTAGTCCAGAACAATTTAGAGGGTATCTCAAAGCCAGTATTATTAAATATCTATGGCGGTATGAGAAAAAGAATGGTTTAGAGGATTTAGAAAAGGCAGATTGGTTTTTAAGAAAATTAAGATACGAGGTAGAGAATGTCGAAAGGAAGTGATGTAAGACCATTTAACAAGAAGAAATTTGACGAAGAATTTGAGAGAATCTTTGGTAAAAAGAAGGAGAAAAGAAATGATAAAGATACTACAAGGTAATTGCTTAGATAAGTTAAAAGAATTACCAGACCA